TAACATTGGCTAGAATTGCGCAGCCGATACAGATCACGATCGTGGTTAGGATCGCGGATACTGCCATACGTCTGAAATTAGCGATCGGATCGAACATCACCTCTTTCCCCGGCGGTTCATCAGGTGCTCTAGGCGATCTGGATTACTCATCGACGCCTCCCTTGGGCACAGAGCATCCGAATGGGATGTGCTCGTTTGCGTGGAACAGATGATCGGCGAGCCGCACGGCGTATCCGGCGATATCGGCACCAGTGCAGTTGACCAGCGACCAGCCGCAACGATCATTGGCCGCAAAGACGGACGGATTTGCCGCGAAACCGGCGAGTATTTGCGCGGCGATCTCACCGCGACGGTCCTTCGCGCTCATCGGTCGACTCCCCTATCGGGCGCAGGCTCGTTGCCTTTCTGAGGCATCGACTTCACCTCTCCATCGGCTTGATAGCCGGCTACCACTGAACGTATCGATGACAGATAGCGCATCGCTTGCTCCCGTGCTCGCCGCTCGAATCGGTCCAAGTCATATACGCCGTCCATTCATGCTGACAGGCGTGCGGCTGAACCGTCGTTATAGTCGGGGTGAATTGCGCGAGACTGGCCTGAGCACAACACGGATTGGGGCCAGTCAGGCCGTGAGCTGGACAATGCCAAAGACTCATGTTTGCTTCGCCTCTGTTTCACGTGATGGCATATGGTCCGCGTCGTAGTAAAATTGCGTCTCTACGGCGCACCGAACCTTGCACCGATCGCATGTATAGAGTTCATACGCGTGGCCACCTTGACTCTGCCTGACTATCTGTAGCCCCATGACCTTTCTGCATTCCGGGCAATAGATCACTCTGATACCTCTGGATTGGCCTGTGACTCTAGCCAGCGCAGCGCCAGTTCCACCGTCTTAGGCACCACCGAATCGCCTGACACGTACTTGCGCATAGTCCTCTCGTTGATCTCTAGTGCCTTCGCTGCGCCGCGCTGTGAGAGTCCAGCGCGGTCTAGCAGGCGTTGCAGCTGCATGGCGGTCATTACATGCGTCCGATGCGGACCTGAGCCTTGCCGCCGAGAATCTGGGGAATAGCTAACACGTTCGATATGCCAGCTTTGCGGTCTGATATCTCCTTGACCATAACATCGTTACCACGGCCCTCTGCTACTGCCAATTCAAGCTGCGCTAAGGTGTAGCCGGGGAATTTGCGATTAGTCTTGATTGCTCCGTCCATTTCTGTCTCCTTGGTAAGTGAGGCTATTAGGCCATATAACCCTATAGGGTGTCAAGGCCTATGTCACACTTTAGCAAGGTTCTCTTTTTTGCACCATTCGCAGTCCGTAGGGCATCTATCCTCAGCATCTTCGAGCCTAGAATGAAGCTCTAAAGCAACGCCAACCATGGCGTCGTAGTCGGACGCAAGAACAACCTCTCGCTCGGATAGGTACCCTGGCTCAATGAACAGTGATGCCAAATACCGTTTTGCGCTCATTCGACACCTTTGGATTTGGTCGGGAAGTCCAAATCTTGGAGCGGTACTTTCAGCCGCCATGCCCAATATCGAAATACCAATCGCGAGACCCACACTGGCATCCTGAACCATAGAGCGCGGTCGTTGTTCAGCATCCATCGGCCGCTATCCTCGCCGTAAACGCAAGGGGCGTCGGGATGGCGGGTGAAGAATGTGCGGAAAACTTGCAGGTTGTTCATGGTTCGTTTACTTCGGATGTATTTTGTGAGCGTCGATTCCACTCGAGAGCTGCTGACGGTCGGTCCCGATAATGCTGCGGTGTTTGTACGCCGCACGAGGTATTCGTACAGCACACGCCAATAGGGAAGCGGTCATCGGCGCGGTACGAATTGAAATAGCCGGCGCTATGCCCGCAGAAGGGGCATGGCTTCAACGTCACGCGATCCTCATCGATGTTCCCACGATGATCCATACAGGTCATCTCCAAGCCGCCTACAGTTGTTATATTGCGTTCCGTCACTTGGCTTCTCCTGAAGTATTTTGTGAGCGCGCCTCTCGCCACGCGCGGAGTTCGTCGGCATCAACGTATATGTGCGGGCTCTTTGGCTCTCGGATCAATCTTGGCGCAGACAATCCATGATCCTCGGCGATCAATTCGGCTAGCAAATCGCCAGTTAATTCTACCAGCTTAGGCTTCTTCGGCGGCTCTGGCGGGGTGTAGTGTCCTCTACGCATGGCTAAGCTCCGTCACTCGAGGGAGCCAGCAAGAGACAACACTCCCTTGATCTCTTTCTGGGCTTTCTTCAGGTCGGCTTTGACCAGATCGATTGCGCGCTTTACCTCATCGGCGCTATCTATCCAATAGCTTCCGTTGTTGGCAAATGTCAGCCCGCGGCCATCGTCAAACACCAAGGTCTTGTTGCCGGCGCTAAGATCAACGCGATTGACTGGCAGCGCGTCGAATAAAACCCCCTTGACGCGCTTACCCACAAATTCACGAAAGCAGTCTCTCGTATTGGATGCAGTCATCGCTTCTCTCCCCGGTTCGCCTTGAACTCTAGCGAAATGTCCTCGATCGTTTCCAACAGGCTCCGGATCACACGCGCGGCTACGATCAATTGCTCTCTTGGCTCTAGATGCGCGGTCTCATCCCCGTACGCATGCTCAAGCGCATTTATGGCGATCTCGGCTCGATGGCTCACGGCTCCCAGGTTCATGGTCTAGCGAGCCAGACAATAACATTGGCTAGAATTGCGCAGCCGATACAGATCACGATCGTGGTTAGGATCGCGGATACTGCCATACGTCTGAAATTAGCGATCGGATCGAACATCACCTCTTTCCCCGGTTCGCCTGTGGGCAGGGAGTGCCCTCAGGGTGGTGGCCATAACACACCGAACACGCGTACATCATCGGCACCGCGAACGGATCTACTTTCGTTTCCGCAGTGAGGCCTAGCGCAGCGCGCGCGTCCTTTAGCAAACGGTTGTCGTACCCTACAAGATTGTTGATGCGCAAGGAGGCGACAACGTCCTCATATAAGCTTTTGAGGACCGCCCTCATCGCGTCGTATTCAGATGCAAGGACGTATTCCTCTTTAGGACCGAAATCCATGATGCCCGGTACACGCATATCGTCCGTCGGCACGTATCGCTTAACCATTGGACTTCTCGTTGTTTTCCAAAGCAGCGCGTGCGACTTCCCACGGGTCAATGCCGCAGTCGTCGCGACATACGACGATCTTTCGTAGCGCCGCCTCGAGTGCAGCGATGCGGTCGGTGAGCGTCTTATGCTCATCGAAAGTGATTACTCGGTCATTCATTCCGAGTAGCCGGCAGCCGCAAGTTTCGCATTTGTACATGCCGTCATTCCCTTTGCGACTGTGATGGTCCTTTTTGGGGCGTCGAATTAAGGGTTGGTGGTGGAAGCGATGGTATAAAACGAACGCCACAATCTTGGCATTCCCAGTGCTCGCTTTCGCAGCCGTTCATATAGCGCTTATGTACGTGTACGAGATAGCGATGCGCGCAACAAGGTGATGACATATCGTCAAACATCTTCGAGTCCTCCCTTGGGAACCGATTTCATTCGGCGTGCAAGATCGCTATGACCTTGCCTCTGATTGTCACGGTGCCACCGCACTTGCGGCAGCTCTCCGAGTCTCCAAGAATGTCGGCGGCGATCTCCGGCGGGCAGTCGTCTAGGGAATACTCGGCAAGGCCGCACTCGCCGGCCTTGCTTTGAAACTCCACCTGCTCGCCGCACGTCCGGCACCGCACCAACACTGAGTCAAACATTCCCATAATCGAGTCCTTTTTGAGGCGCCACAGATACAATCGCTCACTTTCCCTCCTTTGCAGTACCTTGCGCAGGTGAGTATATGGTCTCGACGTGACCGACTAGATAGCCGTGGTAGTGCTCCCAGTTGCTGCCGTTCCAGCGCCATTCGGAAGACGCGGCGGCGCGGACGCCACACTCACATAGCCAGTGCTCAGCTGCATCTATACCTTCCATGGCGGTCTGTCTGGGCACGAGTCGTATGGTAGATTTCTCTGATGAGAGTCGCACCATCTCTTCGTATAATTCGGTGCGCGGATCTACGAATACCTGCGCCGCGCGAATTATTTTTTCCAAGTGAGCGATGTGTTCTTCCATATCCAGAATCAATCCGTCCAATGTGTTCACGGCTTAACTTCCTTTGCAGAAGGAGAGCCGTAAGCAGATCGCACCAAGCTCCACGACATTTTTGCGCGTTCTTGAAAGCCGCATAGCTCGCACGTCCGTAGCAACCCTTCCGTAATGTTCGCGGGCGCCGAGCGCCACGGACCAGCATGGGCTCCTACTGCGTCGCCATACCAAAACTCGTGCTTGCATCGTATCGGCGTGTGCGGGCATGGCGTTCCGGCCGGCGCACCGCAGCCGCAGTCTTCCGCGTATGCTTTCGGGTCTATTTTTTCAGTCATTTTGAATTTCCTTTGCACGTGCTGAGCATGTGCAGTTACCGCAGGGATACCCCGATCTGCCGTAGGGGCATCCAGCCATCGGATCGTCGCCAGCTTCATCCTGGCGCCCGCGCTGATATGCCGAGTACCAGAATTGTTCCAACTTCTCGAAAAGCTCTTTGTCTTCGAGCGATTTAATCCCCAGCGCGGCGCGCAACACGGCGATTTTTACGTCAGCGGCATGAATCATGATTCGCCTCTTTTCCCTCAGATGTCACGACTTGCGCCGTGACGCCTCCAATGTTCGATACACATCGATCAAGATCTCGGCTCTCGAGCGCTTCGCCTTCAGCGTCTCGAACTCGAGCATCGAGGCGCACAAAGATTCATCGGCCGCGACTACGTCAGCATGGCCTTCTGCTTTGGCTTTGCGCACTTCCACCCCTCCCTCCGTTTCGACAAACACTCGTGCTCTCGTGCGTTTCGATAAGATTTCTGCACGCAATAAATCAGCTTTAGCCTTGGCGTATTGCTCATCCGATTCACTCAGAAAAAGCATCGCATTTTCCATCCGTTCCGTTGTGATCGGGTCTCGATTCATCGACGCGGATCGCTCTCGATTTCCATGGCTGTTAACTCTTCCGCCATCGCCTTGTACTTCTTCCAGGCAGAGCGCGACTTAGGCGGCAACAGATGGCTCGCGGCTATATAGAGATCGTTATTTCCCCGAATCATGTCGTGCAAATCCATGACGCGCATCGCACGTTTCTGATCAGTATCGACCGGATTGGTGCCAATGACTCCTAAGGCGGAGAGCATTTTATCAGCTGTATTGCGCGCCTCCTGTGGGTCAACGTTATTCAATGCATCCCCGCGGATCTCGTCTGGCTTCTTCTCGTCCTGTCCGTCATTGTCTTCATTGGTTAGCACCACATCGAAGACCATGCACTTGAGGTAGCGTCGCCCATAGCTGATCGTCGATCCGCTAGCCTGAATTGCGGTCTTGTTTGGATTGCCCTTGAGCCCCACGTTATCCAGTGCTAGGTCGAAATGCTTGACCGTGGTATGGCCCGCGGAATGCATGACATCGCACACGATCCGAATATGATCAGCCTTTGGGCAATCTGCCGTGTCAAATGACAACGAGAAGCCCTCCGCCGTGTAGATTGGCGTGATGGCATCAGAGATGGTCTCAAGGCGCGCATATGGCGAATTGGTCTGACTGTTCATAGCGTCTCTGAAGACCGGCTTAATCTTTGCCTGTACAACCGCCATAGCCGAGTTATAGGCGGCTTTCCTCTGTTCAGCCTGCATATCCTTGTGGATGTTCAAAAGCCGCTCCAGCTTATCTATATCGACGCTCGGATCGCGCGCGGCACGCTCGATCATGGCAAGCATTGGATCTTCGGAGACCCGCTCACGTACCTGCGGAACGATCAATCTGGTTGGCTCATTCATTCTGCTTGTCTCCGGAGGAGCGCACAGGTGTCCTCCTTCATATCGGTTAGTAATTTCCACTTACCCAATTCGCGCCTCAAGTCTTTGTTCTCAGCCTCGAGCGCGGCAATGCGCTTTTTCTGCGCCTCGATGGTGATACTCGCGCGCAGCAGCAGTTCGAGTTCAGACATCGCGCACGTCCTTGCCCACGCTGAACGCACCGGGCTTGCACTGATTGATCTTCTGGTACGGGATCACCGGATTGCGCAGCGTGACTCCCACCCAAAGCGCGATGGCGATCACGGCGACGAAGAGGACGCCAGCGAAGACCAGCCCTGCGCCCCAGCCCATCACCGATCCTCCTTGCGCGCATCCCAGATCTCGTCATATTTCTGCTGCTGCGATGTCGGCTCTTTCGCGAACATCATCGTCCAGAAGAAAAACGCCATGGCGATGAAGGGCGGCACGAAAATGATCGCGGCGAGGATGATCAAGATCCAGGCGAAGACGCTCATGGCAGCTTCTCCGCGATACGCTTCCACTCAGCCCAGAGCTGCGCATTCAGCTCGACCGGCTTGTGCTCGATCGGCTTCAGCACCGGGAGCGGTGCGAGCTCTTCCGGCCGATGGCTGGTTAAGTCGGTGTTCTGGTCGTACCAGTCGTAGGGGTGCATGGCTATGCCGCCTTCTTGGCTGCACGTCGAGCGGCTTTCTTGGCCTGCTTCGTGTTCCACGCGATCTCTTTGCGTTTCGTCGCCCCGATCGACAGCGGCAGGCCATTGTTGATGTGCAGGTAGCGCACTTTGGCGCGTGCCTCAGCGCGGCGGGATCGGTTGGTGGTCTTGACGTACATATCGCCTCCTGATCTGTTGGAGGCGAGTATTACCCAGGGGTAAGGTACTGTCAATACCTTGGGGTAAATTATTTTTCTATGCCGATTCGCCCTCATTACCAGTAGGTAAATGACCCGTGGGTATTGACGCGACCTTACCCGTGGGTAATACTCCAGAGCATGGAAGAGTTGCGTCAATATTTGAACTCGCTGCGGCCTCCGGATCAGGAATCATTTGCATCTCGCTGTGACACGTCCCTCGGCTACCTCCGCAAGGCCATTTCGAAGGGCCAGGAGCTGGGCACCGAACTTGTTATCTCGATCGAGCGCGAGAGCGGGGGAGTCGTCCGATGCGAGCATCTACGGCCCGACATCGATTGGAAGTACCTCAGCAAACGCAATCCGAGCATGCATGAGGTCGCTCAGTGATTGGTTGCAATGCGACAGAATGTAGTGAGAAACCCTTAAAAAAAAGGGTTTTCAGTCAACATAATCTAGCCATTCGGCCGAAACAGCTTGTGAATTTCCTCTCTCGTCATGGCGATCTCGCCGACGATCGAGAACGCACAGAGCAGCAAAGTTACGCAAAAGATGATCGTGCAGATGACTGCGGTCTTGTTGTTCATTGCTTTGCACCATCCCTAGATCTGCCGAGTCTCGCATATGAGTGATGTCGAGAGCCAGGAACGCAGGATCTTGGCGTATCTCAAACAGGGCCGTGTCCTTACTCCTCTCTCGGCTCTAAACCTATTTGGCTGCCTACGACTGAGCGCACGCATTCACAGCTTGCGTCGGAAGCACCGTATTGATTCAGCAATTGTGAAGTTACCGAGCGGCAAACGAGTTGCTCTCTATTCGACGTGGACGGGAAAGAAAAAGCCCCAGGTTTTGGCCTAGGGCTTTTGGGTGCAATAGGTCACATATCGCACGCTGAGCTGATTAACGAGCAGAAGTGTAGCGAATTCTAGACGTGTTTGCACTCAGTTCGTGGGGCGGGTCACACCGTAGTCCGAATGCGAACTGAAAGAAGTGACGGATCGGTCAGGCACCTCAGCGGGGGCATGTCTGGCTTCCCCTTACCTTCCAGGACCCCTGGGGGGTAAGGGGGGCTTTGTTACGTTACCTAGCGAAAGCATGTTTAGGAGAAGGGAGATGAGGCAAGAAAGAAAGACGAGATATGAGCAAAACGTTTCCGAGCTTCGCCGTCTATATGGTCCTTTGGGTCTGGAGATTTGGGAGTTTTCTGGGGTGCATCTACGGATTGTAGGCAAGAACTTGGTGGACTTTTGGCCTACTACCGGGAAGGCCTGGATGGTTGGATCGCGTAGGAAAGGACGGGTCATGACCGCTTCGGAAGTCTGTGATTTAGCCCTGGGAGACACAGAGATTCTTCCCGATGGCGCGAGTGAGCATATGAGGGCGATGCAATGACAACTCTTGAAGCAGTCCAGGAGAAGGTTCGAGCCCGCTGCAAAGTCACTCCAAAGCTTCACTGGAGGCGCTTGAGCGACTATTCCATGGTGAGCGAGTGCGGCCAGTTCTATGTTGGCAAGGCATTCGTCATGGGCGAGCCGAGATACGAAGTCTGGTTCAAAGCTCAAGGTGGTAGCGCGGTGCAATTGCGCATGAATCTGCCCTCTGGGGATGAAGCCAAGGCCTGGGCGAGTTCAATAGCAAACGCTTATCGCAAGGGCACAATTAGCCTGAAAGTCCCGCCATCTAAGCAGGAAATCGATCGATTGAAGGCGCTTCAGTGAGTGCCAGAACTCGTGCTGCCTTGGGCGAACGCGATGCCAATCACGTCGAACTGGTTCAGCGCTACGAACAGCATTTCTGCAAGGTCTATGACACAAGCACCGTAGGCGGGGGGTTCCCCGATACCGTCGTACGCATTCAAACCCGCGATGGGCACGTCCTGCAATTGGTCGAGATCAAGACCGAGGACGGCTCGCTCAATCGTGCGCAAGAGCTATTCCACCTCGAGTGGGGTCCACGCTCCTGCGTCACAGTACGCACCGTCCAAGACGTCGATGCGCATATCGCTCAGGTCAAAGCACGTTCCTGGTAAATGTTGCAGTCCCGCCTACGCCCAACGCATAGGATTTAAGCCCATGTCCGACGATATAGCCCACCTGCAGCTTGCCGAGAAACGCGTAGTCGATGCCGCCTCGAAGCTTGGCATGAACCCGCAGTCGGCCGGCATCTCGGCCTTCTTCAACAGCGTGCTGCTCGCCTGCCGTGTCGATGCGCTGATCGAGTACACGAAGCCGTTCGAACTCGATGCCGAGGGCGCGCCGATCATGAAAGCCACGTTCGAGGAAGTCCTGATGCGCAAACTCGAAGCGCAGGCAGAGAAGTTCGAATCAAGCGCTGCTCAGCCACGCCTGGTCCTAGCCAACTGATATGGCTGCTCGACTCAATCCCCGGCATAGCGAACTGTGCTTGAAGCGTATTAAGACGAGTCAGCTAATAAATCGCTTGCAAGACAATGCCTTGGGCGAGGTCGAGATGGACCAAGTAGAGGCTGCTAATGCACGTTTCCTTGTGGAGCGGACCTTGGCTAAGGCAGAGGCGCCAAAGCAGTTGGATGTCAATGCCAACGTGAACTTCACCGTTGTGACTGGCGTTCCAGGTGGCTGAGCAGGTTGTAGACCTAGGCTTTCGTGCCCGGCCCTGGCAGTTTGAGGCGCTGGCGGCTCTCAAGCGATTCTCGGTCCTGATCGTGCATCGAGGCGGTGGCAAGACGCTCGCCGCCGTAATGAAGCTCATCGATTCAGGACTACGATGTACAGGCCCAGAACCTGGCCGCTTTGCTTATGTAGCGCCTGAGCTCAAACAAGCCAAGACCGCGGCTTGGACCTATCTGTGCCAATACGCCCGTAAGCTCCCGCAACATCACATCAATGAGACCGAGTTGTGGATTCAGCTCCCCAATGGAGCTCGCGTGCGCATTTTTGGTGCTGATGATCCTGACTCATTACGTGGTCAGCACTTGAACGGCATCGTGCTCGATGAGGTTGCGCAGATGAAGCCTCATGTATGGGGTGAGGTGCTGCTGCCGGCGCTCGCCGCTCGCAATGGCTGGGCGCTGTTTATCGGTACGCCCAAAGGCACCAATCTGCTATCGGAGACGTTCTTCAAGGGCGAGGCAGATCCAGCATGGTTTGCGAAGCGCTTCACGGTTATGGATACGGGCGTCTTCAATGAGCAGCAACTGAGCGAGATTCGCAAGAATCAGACCGATCAGCAATGGCGTCAGGAGTATCTATGCGATTTCGATGCCTCCAGCATCGAGACGCTGATCAGTATTGATCTGGTACGTCAGGCCATGGGGCGACATGTTCCAGACGCAGCTTTCAACTCCGAGCCTAAGGTAATGGGTGTTGATGTGGCTTTGGGCGGCGGGGATATGACCGTCATCCAAACGCGTCAGGGCCTATGCGCTTTCCCGCCCACTGTGATCAATTCCTCAGACCCTCACCAGATTGGTGATCTGGTGGCCTATGCCATCGACGTATTCAAGCCAGATGCGGTCTTTGTCGATGATTCGGGTGGGTATGGCTCAGGCGTCGTAAGCCGCCTACGCGGGCTTAACTACAGCGCCATCGTCAATCCCATTCAGTTCGGCTGGTCGGCTCTCGATGAGCGGTACGTTAATCGCGTGGCTGAGATGTGGTGGAAGATAAAGCTATGGCTCGAATCGGGGGGATCACTCCCACAAGATCAACGCTATTTGCTCGAACTCACCAGCCGGCAGTGTGACTACAAGAACGCCCGCGGCAAGCTTGCTCTTGAAACCAAGGAACAGATGCGATCCAGGGGCATCAAAAGCCCGGATATCGCCGATGCCCTTGCTTTGACGTTCGCAGCCCCTGTGGCGATTACCAATCGGCTGATCAACAACCTACCCGCGCAGATCGCTCATGTGTACTCGGCGACGCTTGGAGGCGATTACCAAGCCGATTGGAATGCGGTAGCGAATGCCGCAAATGTTGAGTCTCGCCGAGACTACAACCCGCTCGACCGATTCGACAAACCCGCAAGCCTGTAAAGGAGCTTAGCAAATGACTGAATACACCGATTTCGAAAGCTGGAAAGCCGCTGGCATCGCTGCAGGCCTATCTGGTCCCACGCAAGTGCAGGGCAAGGACATGTGGGTGTTTGGCACCTGGACTGTGGTCAAGACTGGCCATGGCGGTGCGTGGACCGGCACCAAAGGTGAGATTGGCGAGACCACCGCATCGGGTCGCCCGTCGCTCAATACCGATCGTGGCACGAAGTTGAACGCAGCTAAGACAACGGCTGCTGCTCAAGGGACGCCCATCCCGCATTCAGCTCTCCAACCGGTCCCCCGTGGAGCATCACTAAATGTCTGAGAAATCCGGCTTTCTAGCTGGCACCGAACAGGAGCGCGGTTCGAATCCTGTCGTCCGCTCTAAGTTCGATAAGTCCCATGGCAAAGGCTTGCCTGCCCCGCACCTGAAACATCCGGGCGAAGTAGCCAAGGAATCAGGATCGAAGTATCCCGGCCATACCGAGAACGGCCACAAGCTGCCCGTCGAGCGTGGCACGAACTTCTCAGGCGGTATCACCACGCACCATCACGAGCCGGGTAAGTTGGGCTCGATGATGGCGGAGGGTCATCGCAGCATCTATGGGATGCCGAACAAGAACCACACGGACCATGTCTCGCCGGGCAAGGTCGTATCGACCACGGCCAGCATGCACCTGCACGAGCCTGACCCCGTGCATGGCGGGGGTGATCTACATGCACGTCAGCACAACACTGGGAGGGGCCAGGAGCGTGCCAAGTCGAGTAGCCCGCAGCATCAGGACAACCATTCGAGCCGATCCAAGGCACCCCACGCGAAGTTAGACCGCGTGAATATGAAGGGGCGCAGCTGATGGCCAAAAGAAGCCGCGTTACGAAGATTGTTGCGCGTCGTGCGCCAAAACGAGTTTGCGTAGAACTGGTCATGGATGATTTTGCCGGAGAGTTCAAAGCGATGGCGGCTGATAGGGCTATTTTGTTCAGCATGATCGGAAGCCTGCGTCGGGAAGTAACTGTTCTCTCGAATCTCATTAGATCCGAAGGTGCGATTGCTGGTATGGCTCCTGTTAGCGAGACGGATCTCAATCGCTGTATTCGTGCAGCCGAGGGGAAGTTAGATGGCTGATTGGATCGAGCACGCGAAGTTGAAGCGCGGTGCGTACGGCCATCACAGTGCGGCTCAGACAGCCAAGGACTCGAAGAAGCCTGGGCTATTGGGTAAGCGCGCACGGCTCGCCAAGACGTTGAAGTCACTCCACAGCCGCGGGGCCTCGAAGCTATACGGGGCAAAGTAATGCCGTGGACGTCAGGGAGCATCGCTAAGCACAACAAGCGCGCCAAGACGGCCAAGCAGAAGCGCCAGCTGCGCGATATCGCTAACTCAGCACTCAAGTCCGGGCACAGCGAGGGTGAGGCGATCCGGATGGCGAATGGGGTGCTCAAGCGCGAGCGCAAGGCGAGAACCATGTATCCCAACGCCCGATGAACGCCGTCATCCAACAGAACATCGCGAAGATCGAGTTTGGCCGCGAAACGTGCGATCAGGTCGTGAGTGAGATCTTCGCTCTGATGGAGCAGCACTACGCCGAGGTTGCGCACCATCCCGATATCCCGCCTGAGTGCGATACCGAGCGCTATTACCTTGCCGAGAAGCTGGGCCTGCTGCGCATGTACACCGTGCGCTTTCAGGGTGTGCTGGTCGGCTATTGGGTGGGGATGGTCGGATTCAGTCTGCACTACAAATCGAGCTATCAGGCCAGACAGGACACGCTATTCATCCATCCCGACTATCGCAATGGCCTGATGGGCTATCGGTTCCTGAAGTGGGTGGATCAGCAATTGACCGCTGATGGCGTCGAGATCGTCTATCAGCATGGCAAGCTCTTGGATGGCGAGCGCCTGAACTTGGAGCCGCTGTTCGTGCGTATGGGCTATCGGCCCATCTATAACGTGTTCTGGAAACGCCTGAAGGCTCCGCGATGCTGATTCGTGGCATGCATGTGGTGTGCTGCGGCATTGACGAGATTTGGCCTGCGCTCGTTGCAGCGGGTACTAGTTCTGCCGGTGGTGCAGCGGCGGGTGGAACAGCGGCAGGAATAGGGGCCGGAGCTGCGGCGGGTACAGCAGCTGCCACAGCATTACCCGCAATCACTGTGACAGGAACGGCAGCAGGTCTGGGCGCTGCTGGTACCGCTGCTGCCGCCGGTGGTGCTCTAGGCGGTGCTGCTGCGGGTGCTGCGGCCGGTGGGTTCTTCAACGGCTCAAGCTTCAATAGTGTCAATGATTCATATACCCAACCGGGTGCCAATCCAGCCACCTCAGCGAGCGCTGGGCCGGGTGGCACGCCCGCTGGCACTACGGCTCCGAGTTCCGGGCCTGGACTATTCTCGAACGCCGTAAAGACGATCGGTCCCGCATTGGCGGGCTCAGTCGTATCTACAGGCTTGAACGCTGCTATGGGCGGCCGCCGTGGCATTACGGTCCCTCCGCCTCCTGGTGCTGCTGCGATTGATCCTGAAGGGGCACAAGCCGCTGCCATGATCCGTGCACGTCAGGCAGTCGCGGGAGGACTCTCGAGCACCAACATCGCCGGAGCGAACAGCGCTCAGGGCTACGCCGCCGCAACGTCAGGTCCGACATCGGGCGCTAAGACGGCGCTCGGCCAATGACCTCGCTCATCATAAAGCCGATGACGTTCGGCCCGCGCATTACGACGCCATCGCCGCTGTTGTCGGGCGAGGTAGGCTTTGCCTATGCGACGGCGCTGAATGGCACGGGCGGCTCATCGCCCTATACCTATGTGGTGGTTACAGGCGCTCTGCCGGCCGGCCTTTCGATGAATTCGTTCGGCATCATTGCCGGTACGCCGACAACGGTCGGTTCGCCCAGCTTTGGCATTCAGATCACGGATGCGAAGGGCGCGAAGGGGAATGTGACGACCTTTGGGCTCACGGTCGTTGCGATGGTGGCGATTACCACCTCAAGCCTGCCGAATGCGCAGCAGGGCGTGGCGTACTCGACCACGTTGGCGGCTTCGGGCGGCGTCACACCGTACAGCTGGTCGCTGGTCGCGGGATCGATTGATCCGGGCCTATCACTCAATCCCAGCTCTGGGAACATCTCAGGTACACCGACTACGCCTGCGACCTATACGCCCACGTTCCAGGTCACCGATGCCCTGGGCTACGAGGTGCAGAAGCAATTGAACCTGACAGTGGGGGGTATGGCTCAGGCAGCCACGCCCACGTTCAGTCCAGCCGCTGGCACGTATACCAGCGCGCAGACCGTCACGATCTCCTGTTCGACGCCATCGCCGACCATCTATTACACGACGAACGGCACGACGCCCACGACTTCGAGCCCGGTGTATTCATCGCCCATCTCGGTGAGCTCGACTCAGACTGTCCAGGCCATTGCGACCGCTCCAGGTTATACCCAGAGCAACGTGGGAAGTGCCGCTTACACGATATCGACCAGCTCGCAAGCGCTCACCAAGTTCCGCTCCGGCATGTACATGATGTCCGGTAACCCGAACGACCAAGCGTCGATGAATGCGCTCGCGACGAGCTGGGCAGGAAATGGCGGCAAGATCCAGGGTTATTCAGCTTGGTACAAGTGGAGCAACATCGAGACGGCGCTCGGTACCTACAACTTCACCTCGGTCTTCAACGACTACACGTATCTGCAGAGTGTCGCTCCGGGTGCATCGTTCATCCCACAATTTAACTGGTATGCGAATCAGACGCTCGCATCTTCAGCGCTGCCCACGTTCAACCCGAACGGTGACGGCGTACCGAGCTACATCTGCGACAACCCTGCCACCTACGGTGCAGGACCGCCCACCTCGAGTTCGAGTTATGGCGGCTGGTGTGCAGATACCTACATCTCGCCCAACTATAACTATGTGAACGCGGCTTTCTGGCGTACTGCGGTGCAGGCGCGGATCGAGGCACTATTCCAGGCCTTCGGCTCGACCATTGTGCCGGATGGGCAAGGCTTCACAGTCGATCAGCATCCGCTTTTTGAGATGGTAGGCACATCTACACCTACTGATTTTAACATGCAGACGGCCCCCAATATTCCGGCGGACTACACGTATGAATTAGCGAATCAGGCGTGGCTCAATATGCTGCCCTCGCTCCGCGCGACGATGCCGCATACGGAAGTGTTCTTGATGCCAGGGTTTGGCGCGAATAACTTCTCAGGCGGTAATGATCCCACGCAGCAGAACGTGCTCATCAAGGCCATGCTTGCGAACGGCATTGCCCAGTCCTGCACCGATGTCTATACACCAACTCAGTTGACCTATGCCCAGTACTACCTGATCGGTAGCAACTACAACGGCACAGCGGGCTTTCAGACGCCGCTCTTGGGACAGATCGACTCAGTGCCGAGCGTGCAGGGCGATGACTATCCGCTCAACAGCATCACCGAGATCTTGAACTGCTCGTTCGTGACGCTACAAGCAAGTCGGGTGCTGCTCTATAGCCAGTCCTCCGCCAACTTCAACATCCCCGGCTTCTGGAACACGATCATCGGGACGATCAATTCCTACTCGATCCCGGCGATATGCGGTGAGTTGCCGGTGATGATCATGGCGGCTCCTACGGGCCTGACACTGACGAGCTTCTCGGGAACTACTGCAAGTCTTTCCTGGACGGCACAGACGACCAATACGGGCACCGGCTTGACGTACACGGTGTTTCGCAATGGCGTGAATCTCAACCTGACGCTTCCGCTTGCTTCGCCTTCGTATACTGATACGGCGTCTGCGGTGGGTGATGTCTACACGGTCGCGGTGACGAATCAGAATGGTACAGGGCCGCAGAGTTCGAGCGTTTCGGCAACGACTGCGGTCAATCCCATATGGGTGAACTTGGCCGCCGGCGGCGTCTCGCTCTTAAGCTATGAGAATTTCGCGATATTCAAGAATCGGGTACGCGAAGGGCGGATGACGAGCGGAAGCTTTTCGGCAACGACCGGCTGGCCCATGACGGCCTTCACGTTTCTCCTATGGGAAGGCAACACGCTACCGTCGTGGGCAACTGCGGCGACATCTAGCACCCCGTTCAAGTGCGGCTATATCGGGACAGGAACCCCATCCTCATACGCGGGTTGCACGGTCGCCAACATCGTCACGGGCAATGGGACGACGACATATACAACCTTCGATCTATACAACTGCACGGCGACTTTTGGATTTTCCTCAACCGCTGCGGCGACCAATCTCTTTGCCTATTTGCCTGAGTACCCGGCCGAGACGATCGATAATCCCACGACCGCTGCCGCTTTCAGAACGGAAGCGATCAACTTCTACAAACAGTTCGCTGGTATTCGCTTCATGTGGTGGAGCTGCGTCACGCAGAACACGGGCGAGAACACCTTGGCGACGCGCAACACGTCATCGAATACGCAGTTCTACAAAAACTGGGCAGGCAACGCGAGTCAGGGTGTAGTTGCCGAAGGATATCCGGTTGAATGGGCTGCTGCCTTCTGTGCAGCCTGCAACATCGGCATCTACTACAACCTCCCCGTCTACGAGGACGGCACTCAAAATGCGGCGGGTACGTATACCAATGCCGTACTCGGCGTATTGAATTCCGTAATTGGACCCACGGGCAAGCCGATACGTCTGGAGATCGGTAACGAACTCGTCTGGAACGGCAACTATCCGATTGGGACGACCCTGCAAAACTTAGGGGTAACGAACGGTTTCCCCAACACAGCGGATGGAGCATTTCAGTATCTCGGCTACAAGCTCCATGCGTTGGCGAATGCGTGTCGCACCGTCTTTGGGAGCGCTTTCAACAGTCAAGTTAAATTGATCTTTGCAAGCCAGACCGGGGGGAACGGCTGGGGCAACTTCTTCCCAGCAGCCCTCTCGTACATGCAGACCAATTACGGCACGCCAGGGAACGATGTAAAAATCCTCTCGACCGCGCCTTACATGAATCTTGCCAACAACGCTGGCGATACCAGCGTGGCATTGGTGTTGAGCGATCTGAGCACCGTCGGCGCGGTGCAGCCCTACAACTCGAATGCAGAGCACGTCTCGATCCTGGCACAGCACTATGGAATGGAGCTTGCGGCCTACGAGGCGGGATGGCAGACCAATTCCGAGGCATCGGGTAACGCTTACATCTCATCGGCCATCATGAATTCCGGCATGGTCGGGACGATGGAAACCTATTGGAATGCCCTGTTGAATGCGGGCTACATAGAAATTGCAGCCTTTGAATCGGGTGCAAGTTCGGGCGAAGGGACCTATCCGCCCACCGACGAATTCACCACAAGCGATGCCAACATCCAGACCGCGCCGCGCGTCACGGCATTACTTAATTTCACCAATGGCAGCTACACCCAGACGCGCAACGCCATAGGTCCGGGCGGAGTGATCACCGGCGGCAATTTCGCCGACTCCATCAATGGCGCATCGGCGACGCTTACGAATTTCACCTCGCCGGTGGGCAACTATTCAGCGGCCTGTCAGTTCTATTGGACCGGATCGGCAAGCACTCGCTCGCTTGTCTTGAATGTAACCGGCAGCGGTACGACCAATATTGAGATGGGTGGCACCGTGCTCTTCACGTCAGTCTCTCTGGTGAGTGGTAACAATACCTTCAGTGTGCCCGTCCAAGCCGGGTGGAATTATCTGCTGATCGGCAACGGGAATTATCAGAACGTGACCATCAACTCGGCGGCGTTTAACTGAGAAATTTATGACCTATTACGTTCAGCAAGCATCGAACTGGTTGGGAAGTGCCGCATCGAGCATCAGCACGAGTGCGGCCATTACACCAAATGCCGGTGATTCGCTGATTGTTGGGTTATATGCGACTGCCGCGACCAATCTAGCAAGCCTCGCCCTCACAGATACCGCGAGCAACAACTATCAGGTATCGCTTGGCTCCTTCGCCGCCAATGGTACGGCAGTAGCCATCACTTTCGGCTCGGCACCGAGCGGCACGAGTACAGCGCTTTCAGGTAACTTCGCGGGGACTACCGCCAACTACCTCATCCTCTTCAGCGATGGAGAGATGCGTGTCGTCGTACTCACGAATGGCAGCACTGCTTGTTCTTGGAGTGCAACGGCCGGACTGATCAGTGGAGCTCTTACCGGATCTCCGGGGACCTCCGCGACGGCATATAGCGGGCAGTTCTTGCTTGGTTTCCATGCCACGAGTGTGCCAGCCGTATCGACCACGGTGACAGCGACCCTGGGCGCTTCTCAATTGCAAGGGATTTTGCTCGGGGACTATCAAGTCACCGGGTTTCTCGGCGCAAATGGGGCTTACCAGCAAAATCCTGGGATCGGAGCGAATACGATCAGTACCGGTGCGGTGCCGAATATCACGGCTACCGCACTCCTTGCGGGTCTGTCATGGGATGTGCAAGGCAATCCGATTGCTTCCGCTGGTACCGGCTTTACAGGACGCGGGGCGATTTGGAGCGGCGCTGCGCTTTTAGAAGATGAAACTGTTACTTCGAGCGTACCCGCCACATTCGGCTCGAACTCGACCAGCCAGTACGACAATATTTTCTCCATTGCGTGGGCGTTTAACGTCTCCTATCCCTTGCTTGCCGATGGCTACAACACCTCCGGCGTATCGGTCACTACGGGTACCAATGGCACAACGATGTCAGCTGTTACTGTCGGACAACTCCTTCATGTCCTCGTCATGGTGCAGACCGCTTCTGTTAATACCATCACGGTTACGGATACTTTGGGGAATACCTATACAGCCAATGGCACGGGCAATTACACGACGTCAACCAGGCTCTATTCGACCTTTTACTGTTCCGTGACAAATGCCGGTACGTCGCAAGTCACGGCTCACTATGGTGGTTCTGCGTCGACTATGGCAATTGCGGTTGCGAATGTCACTGCGGCAACGACAGCCATTATCTCTCCGACGACGCCATATTCAGCCGGCAACTTCGAGAACAACAAACAGGTGATCGGCGCAAGTCCTGCGGCCAACTCGCAGACTTCCACTAACATGCCATCGCTCGTCGTTGTTCCTGCCATCGTGGGCGGGTTCGGCTACAACGACGGCAACAACGGCGCACCGACTGCAGGGACCTCCCCAGTCACATTCACGCAAGTAGGTACTTGCTGGGCCGCCCTCGGTTCCTCCGCTTGTCTCACCTATGAAGTCGCACAGGTCAATACCGCAACCGCTTATGCCGCAACCTTCACGCCCATTGCGAGTGAGAACGCCTACAGCTTCGTGAATGCGTTCAACATCGGCCAGCCCGCGGTCATTGCACCTCCGGGTCCCATGCCCAAACAGATCTACATCATGCCATGAGCTTCATTCAGACACAGCGCCTGGACTATGCCGATCACCGCGATGAGATCGCTTTCTTGAACAGCGTGATCGCCGCATTGCCGAAGCCGTTCCCGGACGTATGTCGGCACGCTGTAGAGCTCGTGCTCGCGCGTATCGATCATCTGATGACGTGCTCATCGCCCACGCTCTCGCCCTATGACCCGCGGGAGGAGCGGCTGTGATTATCGTAGGCACTCCCTTCAGTCGTGGAGCCGGGTACTTGCTCAATGATAAGGACTTGAAGACGCGGCAGGAGGCCGACATACGCACCTGCCCGCACTGCCAAGCGGTCATCAAGATGCAGGAGTGGAAGAAAGCGGCGGTACAGAACTTCTGCATGAAGTGTATGCAGCCGACGTGTGAGCACGCAGCTTGCCAGGACTGCGTACCGTTCGTGCAGAAGATCGAGCGCTATGTCGAGGCGCAGTTGCGGCGCGTGAGATTGTTACGAGGTTAATGTATGGCTCTTCCGCTCATTGTCACGACACCGGGTACTGCGACGAGTGCGCCCAATGCCGCGATCAATTCGCTCAATCCTCTAATCAATATCGCGAACTCGCAGGGGTATTTGTTGCCCTCGGGCGATACGAGCGGTGCCACTGACTATGCCAACATCACCGCCGCCTTCGCTGCCATGGCTGGCTATTCGACCAACTTGCTGACTTTTGCGCCAGGGCAGTATTACGTCAACGCAAAGCTCGTCTTCAACTGGCAAAACAGCGGACAGAGCAATGTGGCGTTTGTTTGTATGGGCACGGCGATCATCACGCAGGTCACGGCTAATACGGGCGTGTGGGAATTCCAAGTACCTTCGGGGTACACGCCTAACATCGTGACGCTCGAGGGAATCTCGCTCACTTACTCGAGCCAGCAATCGAGTTCGAACACGAGTGCGGTTTGCCTAGGCGTGCGCGGTGTGAATGGCACGACGCCCAATGCAACGACGTTTGAGTGGCGCATTCACCGTTGTCAGTTCTATTACGGCTATCGCGGTATAGCGAATACCCAGCCCGCGGGTCAGTTTCCGTGGTGGGGCATCAAGATCCACGAGTGCAATTTCGGCAATCTATCGGGCGCGAGTATTCGCATCGTCTCGCCAAGCTCGGTTGGGCAGCCGAATATCGAAGTGACCAACTGCCTGGACGGCGGTCCCTATTCAGGAGGTTCCGAAGCGTCCATTCAAATTGATGCCTGCGATTCCCTGACGTTGAAGAACTTGGAATGGCTCGGGGTGATTAGTCAGACGGTTTATTATTTGTCAGCCAGTATTTTTCAAATGATGGGCTGCAAGGCGGAAAGTTATACGCCCTCCACAAGCGGGGCGATCAACACCGTCAATTCCGTCGGCACCATTACTAACTTCTCGATGAATGGAGCGTTCTTAGGGACGGGCGCAAGCAACTGCATCCTCAACCAATCGCAAACGGCTCAAGGCGTTGTGGTCGATAACCTGTATGTGAGCGCGAGCACAGGTACCGGGACCTGCCGGATATTCGCCTGTAGTGGCGGAGCGCTCTATGTGACGAGTCCCCCGACGATCGCCGCATTGGGCTCAGGTCCCGGCGTATTCAGTTTGCAGGACAGTGGCGGCTCATCGAGCGCGAATGTGTTGAACGTGCTCGGCTATCAGGGCGGAGAGATGTCGGATGATATCGGCGATGCGAGCCTCACCTGGACGGGCTACAGCCCGGCAGTCAATGGCACGGCATCTGCTCACTACAGCGTCTGGAATACGGCACTGACTGCCAACCGCACTATCACGTTGAATGGCACGAACGGCACGGCTGCTGCGGACAATCTATGGGATGGCGCGGAAGCGGTATTCGTGCGCACGGCGAATGCCACAGGCGCCTCGACGCTCACGGTGAATGGCACGATCCCGTCGAGTAAGACAATTGCCATTGGCGCGTACAGCAAGTGGAAGTGGCGTCGTTCGTTGGGTTGGGTAGAAGCCGAGAGCGGCAGCCTCTAAAGCCATGTGGAATTTTTCGGATACTTACGCGAATTTCGGTAACAGTCCGACGTATTACTTTGACGGCTCCCCGCTCTCGCCCGTGGCGAGTCTGCCTACGCTTGGCAATGCCAATATGGCACAACGCCTGCAGGACTTCGGCATTGCTGCAGGCTATGCCTTTGTGGTGGCGATGTCCCCGCACGCGGGGCCAAACGCCGCGATGGCGGCGGAATATCAGCACGGCACCCATGCGGTTCAGATCTATAACGCCCAGGCTGGCACGCAACTATTCCACAGTGCCGCTCCGCGCGAATCGACATCGGCCCTCGCGCATTTCATTGCGACACAAGGGCAGTATCCGGAGCCTCGGCCGCCGCTTGTTATCAAGTCTGCCAGGGTTGCAACGGCAGCTCCTTACCAGAGTTTTCCATTCGTCGTCTCGGCTCCGCAGCAGCATGATCCCTCATCCTATCTGCAGCCCTTCATGGACGCGCCGACCATCGTCAGCTCGGTCTGCATGGGGTGGGAATATCAGTTCGGCACGCACCAGAAGACGCTTTATGACAGCCAGAACGGTACGGCCGTCTGGGCCTCGCTCCCGACTCCACAGGCCCCCGGCCATCAGGTGCCGCTCCGTTCGATCCATGTACTGCCACAGGAGGTGTATCGAGATCTCACGCAGCAGCCGTGGATCACGCAGATCCCGACGAATCAGGGCTGGATACTCACCTATGCCGGGGCGAGTCCGCAGTCCTATGACTTCACGCTGCAGCCGCTCTTTGATAATGGCAGCCAGCTGGTTCATGCCCAAGCGCCGGTCAATCCGGCCTATGTCATTGCGAAGTATCAGCAAGATCCCTCGCAGCCCGCACCGGCTATCTGGACGCCGCCGCTGCGCGTCATCAAGCCGATGCAGCAGCCGTTCATTACGGCTCAGCCGACGCCCTGGGACCCGCGCGTCATCATGGGGCAGGTGTTCCGGCCCCGCGGTGTACAGCCGTCGAACTACGTACAGCCGACGCTCGTCATCGCGAACGAGCAGCTTTACACCAACATCTTCCCGAATGCTTTCGCCCAGGCGCAGCCCAACTACATCCCACCGCCCCCGTTTACGGGCTTCTGGGTGCAGGCGGTGACAGCGGGATGGTATGGCGGACGATTCAGAACGCCGGGAGATATCTTCCTGCTCGCGCAAGCCGCGGACTTCTCCGACTCGACCATCGACTATCAGGCAGGCTCGAACGGTGTGGGCTATGGCTGGATGACGCGCACGACTGCGACTGCGGCTTATGACTGGCTGGAGTCGAATGGTTCGCCCTATTTGCCGCCTCAAGACCCGCTACGAAGGACGGTGTATTAAATGGCCCTCGATACCAGAATGAATTTGAACAGTCCGGACGAGGGCCTTGTGGGCGGCCAGTCGGTACGCAATGAGACCAAGCGCAACAAGTCGAAGCGCTTGCAGCCCGTCACCGAGGAAGGGCTGAAGGTCCGGCTCGAGAATCGCAAGAATCAGCTCAACATGGACCGGCTCACCTGGTGGGCCAATTGGCTCGATTTGGGCACGTACTTTCGTCCCTATCGCGGGCGCTGGTTCATGAACGATGCGGTGGATACCAACAAGGGCTGGCGGCGTAACTGGCAGATCGTCGATTCAACACCGCTCATCACGAACAACATCTGTGCAGCAGGGTTACTCGCGGGGACGGCAAGTCCTTCACGCCCATGGTTTGGCTATGAGTTTGACGATGAACAACTGATGGAGGCGCAAGGTGTTAAGGAATGGCTGGCGTCAATCACCAAAGTCAATCGAGATATATTGTCCCAGAGCAATTTCTATAACGCACTTTTTGAGTGCCTGGGAGAGTTTGGGGTATTCGGAATCATGTCGCTGGGCCGAGAGTGGGGGGCGCTACGTGATCCGACTGAGCCGGACCTCCCCAACTTTAACGCTTACACCATCGGCTCTTATTACATCGCTAACGACAAACACCGCCGGGTTAATACCTTCTTTCGAGATTTCCGATGGACGGTCAACCAGATCGTCGATAAGTTCGGCTGCCGCGGCAAAGCTGGTAAAGAGTTTACGGTCGACGATGATGAGTTCTGGGTCAACATCTCACTTCGAACCCGAGGACTGTGGGAGTCTCGCCAGCGCGATATCTGGGTAGACCTGGTGCACGCGGTTGAGGAGAACATCGGCCGCGATGTGGGCAAGCTCGGCTGGCAGGGGATGCGCTTTCGCTCCGTGTACTACGAGCGCGGCGGTGAGCCTGACTTGGTGCTCTCAGATAGCCAGAAGGAGGACGAGGGCAAGAAGGCGTTACGGATTGGCGGCTTCAGAGACTTCCCGATCTTCTGCGCTCGTTGGTACACGAATTCAGAAGATGCCTGGGGTCGGGGCTGGGCGATGGATGCCCTCGGCGATGCTCGCGCCCTCCAGCTTCAGCAACGGCGTAAGGCTCAAGCGATCGACAAGTTGGTCGATCCACCGATGGTCGCTGACGCCGCACTTCGGAATCAACGCACGAGCTTGCTCTCGGGTGATACCACCTTTATAGCGCCTGAAGCTAACTCGATCGGATTCAAGCCTGCCTATGAAATTAAACCTGATCTTCAGGGAATCCTCGAAGATATCAAGGAAACCCAGGAGCGAATCAAATCGCTGGGTTACGCAGATATTTTCGCCATGTTCATTGACGCGGAAAAAACGAGCCAGCCCATAACCGCTGCTGAGGTCAATGCTAAACAGCAAGAGAAACTGTTGATGCTCGGACCCGTCCTTGAACAGATGAACTTCGATCTCTTCGGACCCTTGCACGAGTGGCTGATCGCCGAGGGCTTCCGTCATGGCAAGTACCCCAAGCCGCCACCCGCCATCGGTAAGGCGACCATACGAGTTAAGTATGTATCCATTCTCGCACAAGCCATCAACGCCATCACGTCCGATTCCATCTCGAAATTCACGCAGTACGTCGGTGAAATCATCCAGATGGCGCAGGGGCTACAGCAAGGACCGGCGGGCGATAAGTTCAACCCTGACGCGGCGATCGAGGAGCAGGGTAAGGCGATGAACGTCCCGGCCCACCTCGTGCGCTCGGACGATGAGGTCAAGCAGATACGCGCGCACCGTCAGCAGCAGCAGGACGCGCAGGCGCAGGCGCAGCAGGAACAGCAGGCAGCTGAGACGGCTGGGCAGCATGCGCAGAACGCGCAGACGCTCTCGCAGACGCCCACCCAAGGTGGAAACTCTAATGCCTTGGACCAGCTCTCGCAGGCGATTGGGGGCGGCGCAGTGCAGCCTGGTAGATGATCATGCATCAGCCCAAAGCGGCAACTCGTACTGATCGTCGTTCGCCGGTTCGATGGTTGAGAAGTTTGATCGACCTGATAGCCAGTGATGGTAGTTCGAATGGCATGACGGACACAGAACGACGATGTTTGAAAGTTCCAGGGCCATGTCAGGCCGATCATGCCGCGACAGATAATGGTGGGCCTGGAGACTATCTCGTTGACAGCAACCGTTGCCTTGACATCTGTAGTCAGCCCGTCTCAGTGCCTCTTTCCGTAATAGTATCCACGGACGAGATTGATAGAAATTCGAAGACTTAACTAAGGGGAAGCGTTTCATGGGGGACCTCATAAATTTTCCTAAACAACACCGCGATGAGATCTTGCGTCAGAACACCAAATGGCTGGTACTGAAGTATGTTGACGCATTGCGTGACATCGACCCTATTGACAAACACAACCCACCGCGCTTATGCCTCAAGGCTGTTTGCGATATAACAAAGCTAAGTAGGGGATATTTTTATAAAGCTCATCGCCGTAATCTTTGGCAGCAAATTCTCGATATCGATCCGGTAAAAAGCCAAGCCTGGGCGTTTGCATGGCACTACGTTAATGAGTGCAGGCCGGATCTTAGATTGGGCGAATCCTTACCAATAACAGATATAGATAACCATGAAAGAATCTGCTCAATAGTGGCTAGATTTATATCGTGGGGTGAAACGGAAGCCAGTGGAGAATTACGTGTCTGGAATCTCGTGACTCCAAAACCCAACTTGTATGACCGCGCTCGGCTATGGTTCAACGCTGGATTTTCTGGCTATGAGTATTCGGGCATAGAACCGTGAGTGAGACGCGCTCAGCCGACGATCTCTACAAGGACCCTCAGGACGCGCCCGAGGTGCTACCGGCATTTCTCAAGGAGCCGCCGAAAACCAATGACCCGAAACAACTCCGCATCAAGGCGACGGATGACAAAGCCCGCGAGCTCAAGCAGCAAAACGATATACGATCCATCCTTACCACCGAATCCGGGATACGCTTCATGGCTCGCTTGCTTTGCGACATATGCTATATCGACCAATCGGCCTTCCACCCTAATAACTCTACTATGTGCAATATCGCGGGGCGGCGCCAAGTGGGCCAACAAATCAAAGAATTGATACGGGACTGCGATTTTGAGCTTTGGGTGAAGGTGGATCGAGTGTTGGAGGAGATGAGGCCAAAGTCCTCAGCGAAAGGTCGTTCAATGTCTTGAGCCATTCCTCGACCGTAGAGGTTTGGTAGTAGTAGCGCTTCTTGATGAGAACGCGCGGGGGACCTATTTGTTTATCGTGCCAGCGCCAGAGCGTGGTGCGATCTATCCCTAAGAGATTCGCCAGAGCTTTCTGATTGAGAATCAGAGTTCCTTCCATGGACGCCGTTTATAGCATGTGTTCCTACAACGAAATGCAACGTTTCGAGGATTGTAATCCGCCTAACATTTTCCCGTCTAATCAACGGGATTTTTCATGGTCGATGCAGTTGCAGCCCCCGCTACAGGTACTCCAACACCGACGGCACCGGTAGCTCCGGCGCCTAGCACTCCAGCCGCTGCTGTCTCGCCTGAACCCACTTCGAAGACCACACCGACAAGCCAAGCCACAGCGCCAGTCAGTCCTGAGCCTGTAGCCGCCCCGGCCGCGCGGCAGGACGCTGCGCCGACATCGATACCAGCCGCACCCGCGGTAGAGCAGCCGCTCTTTACCTTACCCGAAGACGCCAAGTTGGCCCCGGAAGCTCGAACCAAGTTCGAATCCTTCCTCAAGGGCAAATTGGTCGACGGCAAGGTGGTGATGACGGGTCAAGAGGTAGCCGACCATTTCCTAGAGCAATCGCGCGACAACGTAAGCCGCGTCGAAGCACTCGTAGCGAAACAAATTGAAACGATCAATACGACCAATGAGACCGCGTGCAAAGCGCGCTTCACCCCGCAGCAGTTATCCACAGCGGAAACCGCCATCGGATTTGCCTCATCGATCGACCCGGCGTTTCGAGAATTTGCCAAGCGTCAGCTCAACGATCCCGTTTTCGTGAACTTCATGCGCGAGATCGGCGAACGCCTCTCGGAAGACGAATTCGAGCAAGGCAGCCAGCCCTCTCAAGCGCAACGCCGAGGACCTATGACCCGCGCAGATGCCGGGAAGCTCCTCTACGGCAAAACGTTGCCGAAAACGAACTAGGAGTGCTGTAAATGACGCAAGTCGTCGTCGGAACCAATGTCGTCACGCTCGCCGACTGGGCCACGCGGGTCGATCCGGAGGGCCGGATAGCGATCATCGCGGAGTTGCTCGCCCAGAAAAACGAGGTGATACCGGACATGCACTGGGAGGAGGGTAACCTTCCGACCGGTCATCGCATCGTCCAAAGGACTGGCTTGCCGTCCGTGATGGCCCGGTCCTTGAACCAGGGCATCACGCCGTCCAAGTCCACCACCACGCCGGTTGACGAAGCCACCGCGATGATCGAGGGCTTCCTCGAAATCGACCGCGACATCGTGGAGCTGAACGGCCACGACGCGGCTTTCAGGATGAGCGAGGCGGATGGCTTCATCGAATCGATGAACCAGGCCTTCGCCCAGATCCTGTTCTACGGTGATCCGACGCTTGCGCCGGCGGTCTTCCGGGGCTTCTCGCCACGCCTGAATGGTGTGACCACGGGTAACACCGCCTTCGCCCAGAACGTGCTCTTAGGCACGCAGGTGGCAAGTACCAACGCGAGTATCTGGCTGGTGTGCTGGGGACCCAACTCGGTCTACGGCATCTTCCCGAAAGGCTCCAAGGCCGGACTGATCCACGAGGATCTGGGCCTGCAGGTGGTCGAGAACGTCGCGGGCATCGGTGGCGCTCGGATGATGGCCTACCGGGAGCACTGGCAGTGGAAGTGCGGTCTCGCGGTGGCTGACTGGCGCTACGTGGTCCGGGCTCAGGTGGGAACGACCATCTCATCCGGCACCATCGCCTCGGCGCTCATCAACCTGATGAGCCGCATGATTGACCGTCTGCCATCCCTTACAGCCGGTCGGTGCGCTTTCTACATGAACCGCACCATTTTTTCCATCTTGAAAATCCAGGCGCTGGCGCAGTCAAACGCCGCCTTGAGTGTGGAGGAGGGCTTGACGCAGATCGAATACAAGTTCCTGGGAATTCCCCTCCGTAAGGTGGACCAGCTCTTGAACACGGAGGCGAGCCTCTCATGAGTATTCGTGACGTCCAGGCCGATTTTAGCTACACGGCCACTTCTTCCAGCTTCCCGATCTTCGGTGCGGCCGGAACCTACCTTCTGCCCAACACCTACGACACGTCGCCCCTAGGTGCGTACCTCACCGAGTTGTCGGCCAATGACACGCTGTTGTCGGCCAACACCAATGCCTTCCGGGACTTGGGCGGCGGTGAGCGCATCTGGCTGGTGGTCGACTGGGTGGTCGCACCCAACACACTCACCAGCTGCCAGACCGAACTCATCACTTCCGCGTCGAGCTCACTCTCGGCACCGGTGGTCATGATCAATTTCGGGGCCGTGGTCATTGCGAGCCTGACCGCAGGCACGCGCCAGATCATGGCACTGCCTCGATCGAACCAATGGCTGCAGTACCTGGGGGTACAGATCATCACAGTGGGGTCCACGGGCACGACGGGTGCGGTGGTGGCATGGCTCGCCAAGGACATCGACTCGGTCGTCCAGGGCTACGCCTCCGGCTTCAGCATCAAGTAAGGAACAGACATGGCACAGTTCTCAGCAGCTCAAGTCGGACTCTCGGTCGCAGCCTCTGCGACTACCCTTCAATACTGGGTGCTCACTCAGCTGACCGCGGGCGATATCGCTTCGGTCAAGATGGTGAACTGGGGTGGTGGCGATACCTCCTTGATCGCAATCGCGACCCGCTGGGCGCGCGTGAACAACACGCCCGCAACGCCTACCGCGCTCACCATCCAGTCGAGTTCCCCCGGCATCACCTCGAACTCCACCGTCAACACCTACGGCACGGCGGCATCTGCAGCCACCAGCCCCGCGGGTTTGCTCCAGCAGAACTGGAACAGCCAGGGCGGCGGCGGGGTGGTGGTACTGCCGATCGGCGGTGAGTGGCGCGTCTCGGGCGGTGCGCTCGGCACGGTCTACAACCAGATCGGTTGTGGCTGCACCGCGGGCACCTCGAGCAACCTGAGTTTTGGCGTTCAGTTCGAGGAGTAGTCCATGACTGATGAATTGGAACAGCCAAAAGACAATGGCTACAAGTCGCGCAAGATGCTTGCCCAAGAGAACGATCAGCTCAAAGCTGGGCTTGCCGAAATGATGGCGCGTCTAGAAAAGCTCGAGGCTCGTCCCGCTGCCGATCAGACGCAGGCGATCATTGCGGCCTTGCGCGAAGACCGCGACAACGTACGTTCGGCTCGGCTCGAGATGGAACTTGCGGAGGCAAAGAAACAGCTGGACGCTTTCAAGCGGCCAGATTCGCCTACCGCACCCGGCATACCTTATTCCGGCTGGGCTCAGGCGCGGGAAACCCTCTGGGACGGCAAGATGCTCCGCCGAGGTCCTGCAGATCCCTACAACCCGACACCGGGCTTTGGCGAGGTGTTTCAGATCACGCTTCCTGATTACTGGCCCGGGTGTCCTTTTACCCCGGTGATCGTCAAGGGGCAAGATCCAGGTTCTGGCCGGTACATCGTCGAACCGCATCCTGACTTCGCGAGTCACTGATGCTCGCGGGCATCTCGCCGCCGCCGCTGCTCGGGGGTAAGGGCGCGTGCTTCTCGGCGCAGGCCATCGTGACTGCGATGGGCTTGTACTCGACAGCGGCCGGTACGGGTGGCCCGCTTCTCTATAACGGCACCACGGCCGGAAGCCATGGCAGCGTCACCGCTTACGTCATGTCGGTGTCCTTCGGACTTTCCGTTGCCTCCAGCGTGGCCTGCGGCATTGGCTTAACAGGTGGTCCAACGACAGCACCTACCTCAACGACCGCCATCACGACAACCGCCAATCTCTGGCTGGGCGGCCAAGCTTCAAAGTGCACCGCCTACAGCATTGGCACTACTTCGGCTGCTGGCACTTTCTTCTTGCCGATCGGCCAAGTGGGAACCGCGGCGCTGACCGCTGAGATCTCCGATGACAACTTTATCCACCTGGGCGGATGCATCGTCGTGCCTCCGGGGTACTTCGTTTCCGTGGCGGCCGATGCGGTGATGACCACAGGTGTGATCGATGTGGGCTTGACTTGGATTGAAATGCCGAACGACTGATATGACACTTATTAATCCAACCACGTTTGGCGTAACGGGAAGTCCCTGGATAGACAGACCTGTCGGCAATTTGACTGCAGCCGGGAGCAACCAGGGCACAGCCTATGTTATCCCTTCAGGGCAAGCACTTTCGGTATTCACCACTGTTTCGGCGAGTACCGGCTGCATTCTTCCGGCAAGTGGCGTGACGTTCGGCGAAGAATACGAGGTCGCTAATCACGGTACTAATGCCCTTTTGGTCTATCCGCCCGTGGGCGGCAAGATGGGCAATGCATCGGCCAATACGGCTTATTCGTTAGCTGCTGGCAAAACAGGATATTTCCTCTGCGTCTCCCTTTTGCAATGGACTACCAATCCATAGGGGGCGAGCGTGACTACAGTCCAGACGCTCGCGGACGTCGACATTTGCAACATGGGCCTTTCCCATCTGGGGATCAGCCCGACCATCCAGTCGATCAATCCGCCGGACAATAACCAGCAGGCGCAGTTCGCGGCTTTCTGGTACTCGAAGACCCGCGATAGCCTGCTCAAGTCCGCTCCCTGGGACTTCGCTTACACCTCCGCGGTCCTCGCCTCTGATGCATCACTCGCAGGCGCATCCGGCACCATAGGAGCGACGTACGCGTTCCCTGGCTGGCCTTATGCGTATGTCTACCCGAACGACTGCCTGCAAGCGATCGCCGTCACAACGTATGCAGGGCAGCGCCTAGGCCCCGCATTCTGGTCGAGCTGGTGGTGGCCGATCTCGGGGATGACTTACGCCATCCCGAAGATCCCTTACAAGATCGTGCAGTCGAGTGCGAACCCTGGGCAGAAGATGATCCTCTGCGATCTGCCGTCCTCGAGCTCATCGCCCATTTACCTGTTCTATATCCAGTGCGTTGCTGACACGGCGCTGTTCGACCCGATGTTCTCGGACTGCTTTGGCTTCGAAATGGGCTGGCGCATGGGCATGGGTATGCGCAGTGCCGATCCGCAGAAGGTCCAGTACTGCCAGGCGATGGCGAAGCAGATGAAGTTGGAAGCCTTGGCGCAAGTGCTCAATCAGAGCCAGCAGGATCAAGAACGAGACAGCCCGTCGACGATGGCGAGATGGTGATCTATCGATATAAGCCAGGTATCGTTCAATAGAGGGGAAGCCTCGCCGATCGCCGCAGATCGGACGGATCAAGCCTTCTATTCGAATGCCGTAGCACTCCTCACGAACTTCTTCGTTCGTGCCGAAGGTGGCGTTTCCAATCGTCCCGGCCTTCAGTACATCGGTCAATGCGTATCGGCCCCGTACGGCTCGAACCTGGTTCCCTTCGTCTACAACAACCAGCAGTCCTATGTAGTCGAGGTCTCATCGAGTCCCGCGCTGGGGATGGCCGGGTCAATGAACTTCTACGCCAATGGCGGGTACATCACTTCTATTGGCTCGCCCTATCTCTCGACAGACTTACCGAACATACGCTGGGCGCAATCGGCCGATGTGTTGAATCTCGTCGTCTCGACCCAGCCCCCAGCCACGGTTACACGCACGACGACCACGACGTTTACCTTCACGGTACCCACGTACTTAAACGGTCCCTTCCAGGACATCAACATCGATGGGACGACGACGGTCTATACGTCTGGCACTCAAGGATCGGTCACGATCACGGCCTCGAGTGGCATCTTCCAGCCGGGACATGTCGGCTCGCTCTTCACCATCCAAGAGCAGTTCCTGGGGGCCATCCAGCCGTGGGAGGCGAACAAGCTCCTGGTCTCGGATTCCTCGGGTGCCTCCCCGGTAGGTCAATACTGTCGCTCGGACGGCAAGATCTATCGCTGCGTGAATGCACTGCCGAGCGCCGTCAACACTGCTACCGGCACTTTCCAGCCGGTCCACACCTCGGGTACGCAAGCGGACGGGAACGGCAAGACCATCCCCAACTTAGCCGCGGTGGTGGGTGTGGAATGGCAGTTCGTCTCGACCAATGCGGGTGTGGCACAGATCACCCATTACTTTAGCCCCACTCAGGTCCAGGCGGTTATTCAGTCCTACCAGGGTGTGTATTCGAACTTCCCGCCGACTGTGGTGGGTGGTGCGATCAAGGTCGAGGGGCCGTGGACCTTCACCGCTACCGGTACACAGACAACGTTCCCGCTCGATAGCACCATGACGACGGCCGACCCCAACCAGTTCTATGTGCTGGTGGCAGGCGTCTTCCAAGACCCCACCACCTACACGCCGGTCTATAACGTCACGAGTTCGATCTATCAGCTCACGTTCTTTCTAGCACCTGCGGCCGGATCATCGGTGGTCATCATCCAATGCGTCGGCTTGCTGACTGAGCCTGTCGGTGTGGCAGAGACACCGCAGCCATTGCAGAGCATGTGCCTGTCGACGTACTGGGCGTTTGGATCGTTCTCACAGGTACAGGGGTATCCAGCGACTGTCGTGTACTTCAATGACCGTCTGGTATTCGGCGGGACGACCTTGCAGCCACAGACGGCGTTCACCTCGCAAGTCTCAACCTACATCGACTTCGGCGTATCGAACCCGCAAGTCGATTCAGACGGCATCACCTTCACCATGGATGCGCGGCGTGAGAATCCGATTGTCGATCTCATCCCCTTGAACGACCTTCTGATCGGTACGGCATCGACGGTCTGGCGCATTACGCATTCGGCAAACGTTGGGGCGATCACGCCGTCCGATATCTCACTTCTCCCGCAGAACTTCTACGGCGAACAAAACGTGCCCTCGGTGCAGACGGGAGACACGGTGATCTATGTGCAGTGGGGCGGACGGAAGATCCGCGACTTGGCCTATCAATTCCAGTACGACAAGTTCGTGGGCACGGAGTTGACCGTGTTCGCGCGCCAGATGTTTCCCTATGGGACCACTGCCATCCGGATGTCCTTCGCGCCGGAACCCTATGGGCTTTTGTTCGTGGTGAGATCGGATGGCGTTCTCTGTGTCTGCGCCTACCTACCCGAGCAGCAAGTCACCGCATGGAGCCGGTATACGACGGCCGGGTACTTCGAGGACGTGTGCTGTGTCCCAGAGAATGGGACGTATGCGGTCTATGTGATCGTGAGGCGCACCATAAACAATAAGACGGTGCGGTACATCGAGCGCTTCGCCGCGCGCGAAGTCGCAACCAATGACGATTACTTCTTCGTGGATTCTGGCCTGACGTATGACGGGAGAAATACGACTGGTACCACCATGACGCTTGCGGGAAGTAACTGGACGGCAAGCGGCCTAGGGACTTTGAGTTCGAGCGCTGCTGTATTCGCAAGCAATGATCCTGGCTATGGCAATGCTATCTGGCTCTATGACACGAATGGCAATCGAGCGCGTGTGCAGATCACGGCATTCAATTCAGTGACCAGCGTGAACGTGCTCTTTCTCGATCCAATCCCGGCAACGTTGCAGAGCATATCGACTAGTACTTGGACGTATGCCAAGACGAACTTCGCAGGCTTCACCAACCTGATCGGACAGACGGTCGCCATTCAGGCCGATGGCACGGTTGTCGCTTCGCAGGTGGTATCGGCTACGGGGACCATCACTCTGCCGGTGGCGAGTGGGGTGGTGCACGCGGGACTTCCCTACACCTCGCAAATCCAGTCGATGCAATTTAACATGCAGGGACAGCCGAGTATTCGCAACCGCATGAAGACTGCGCCGCGGCTTTCGGTCGTAGTCGATACCTCGGCGCTCTTCTACGCAGGCCCCAACTTCACCAACATGGTGCAAGCCGAGTGGCGGCGGTATGAGAACTTCGGACAACCGACGAACCTTTACACAGGCGTCGTTCCGTTCGAGCTCCCATCGCAGCCCTCGGATAACTTGACCGTCTGCCTGCAAATGAACGATCCAGCACCCTTGTCGGTATTGGGCTGGCAAGTCGATGTCAACATAGGTCAGGCGCAATAATGTTCGACTTCACCAATGCCAATGGCAACACGGACTACTCGCCCTACCTGACGCTGTTCGGCGGTGGGATGTCAGCAGCTTCTGGGCTGATGGCATCCAACACCTCCGCCAATCTCATGCGCGCGAATGCGGGCATTGCGGGCCAGCAGTTTCAATCGACGCAGCAAGCGGGCGCTGAAGAAGCCGAGATGATGCATCAGCGCACGGCGCAGACCATCGGGCGGCAGGAAGCACAGGTAGGTGGATCGGGGTTGACGCTCTCAGGATCACCGCTCCGTTCGATAGAGAACACAGCGTACTTCGGGGCACAAGATATCGCGCGTGTTCAAACGAACGCCGCTCGACGCGCGTGGGGCTTCCAGACGCAACAGGTTGGCGATCAGTTCCGTGCATCACAAGATCAAGCGGCCGGCACATTCAACGCCATGGGTTCGCTGATTACTTCGGGTGCTCGCGCGTACGGCCAGTGGTCGAACATCAATGGTTGATCTAGCTTCAGGTCCTGGCAACGTCACGCCGGAAGGACTTCCTGGAAGGCCCTATCCCCGTTTGCCCGACGAGGCGAATCCGCAAGCCTATGGCGGTCAGGTAGGGCGTGGCGTCGAGGAAGCAGCCGATGTCATGCAGCAGACGCATGATCAGGTCCAGGCGCAAGCGCGCCAGACCATGGTCACGGATGCGCACAACCAGACGCAATCCTTATCGCTTCAACTGACTACCGATCCGCAGACCGGTGCATTCCAGAAGCAAGGCAAGAACGCCTTTGGCCTGGACGGTCAGTACCTGCCGCAGTTCGATCAGGGCGTCCAGCAGATCGCTGCCGGTATCCCCGATGCTCGCGCGCGACAGCTATACCTTCAGAACGTCGCACCCCAAGTGCGCACGCACCTGACCGAACAGCTCGATACGCACGAGCTCACACAGCACAAGGCGTTCCAGGATCAGACCACACAGTCAGGCATTGAACTGGCGGGCGCTCAGGCCGCGGCCAACTTCAACCATCCCGATATCCTCGCGGCGAATAAGGATCACGTCAGCTATCTGATCGACCAGCTAGCTATTTCCAAAGGTTGGTCTCCCGAGACGACAGAGGCGAATCGGCAGAAAGCCTTGTCAGAGTTCCACGCCAACGTCATCGATTCGATGCTAGGGCAAAACCAGACCAAGCAGGCGCAGACGTATCTATTCCAGGCTTCGGCGGCTGGTGAGATAGACCCCAAAGCGGCCGAGAGTACGCAGCGAGTGATCTCCGCCAAGCAGGATCACGACTTGGTGATGGCGGACAAGATCCAGCGCGATTCATCGAATGCGGTCCTCAAGAACATGATCTTGCTCAATCAGCAGGGGAAGCTCACGCCGCAGTTCATTGAGAAGTATCACAACACGCTCGAGCCGCAAGCCTATGAGATGGGCTACAACATGCTCTCTGGCAAGGAGGCCAGCACCGACGTTCACACCTTCGTACCATTGTATCAGCGCACATCTGCAGGCGAGGATACGTCGAACGATATCAAGGATGCGATGTACGGAGGAAAGCTATCGCTCAAAGATGGCACGATGCTGCTGGGTATGGCGGAACGTCCGCGGGGTAATTACGTTAAGCAGGGCGAGCAATACATTTCTCAGTCTTTGAAGCCTTCAGCACTTCTGCCTGATCCAACCGCGCAACGTAGTCTCGCGAACGCACTATCCGATTGGGATGAGTGGGTCAAGGATAATCCAGAAGCCGATGCTGGTAAGGCTAATCAGATGTCTCGGCAAATCACCGATCACTATGCCGAGATCAAGGCCGATACCGTTATGCGTGCAAATGCTGTGCCCCTTTATCTAGCGGGTACTCGTGAACAACCCAACATTCAAACTACCGCAACGCAGACAAAGGCTGCTCATGAGAGAGGCGAGATCTCCGATGAGACGTTCCGCCAGCAACAACAACTGATCCTGCAATGGGCTGCCGTTACCGCCAACAAGAAGCCACCTAAGGCACCGCCGCCATGAGCGCATCCCCAGACGATACCCAGGCCCAGTTCGATGCGCTGGTGGCGGGTGCTCCGAAAGCTCCTACCCCTCCGCCGCCGTCAACGCCTACAGCAGCTCCGCAGACACTGGGGAATGCCTATCAGGCGCACTCTGAGACGATGCGCGCGGGGGCGGCGAACGATGAATTTAACGCGCTCCTTCGCGGCCAACAGAGCGAGCAGAAGCCCGATCAGGAAACCCCACCGAAGCCTGAGGAACCTGCCTCGACGGTTGGGTCCAAAGTTGCAGCGATCGGTAAGGACGTTGGCGAAGGAATCATACAGGCCCCGCTAGCCATTGCCCATGGCGTGAGGAATGCCTATCAGTCGGTGATCGATCTTGCGAAAGATGCGGGTGACTTCACCAACAAGTTCCTGCCAGCGCTGCAATTGAAAGGGGAGGGCGCTCCGCGCTTCGTATCGGCGGCCGAGCGCGAGGCAAATCCCGATCTGCCGCCATCATTAGCCGACAGCATACATTTGCCGAACTGGGGCGAGCCCACCTCGAATACGGCCAAGGTTGTCGAGAACATCAGTCAGTTCGTGACCGGCCTATCGATAGCCGGTGGTCAGTTGAAAGCCCTTGGGGTAGGCGCGGATGCGGGCACTCTGGGTGCGCGTGGAGTGTCTGCCCTCAAGGGCGCCATGAGCATGTTCGAGGCCTTCGACGGCCCCGAGCAGAACCTGTCGAACATCATCCAGTCCCATCCGGCTCTGCAGAACCCTGTCACCGAACTGCTGGCAGCGAAGGGTGATGATTCCGACATCGTCAAGCGCTTGAAGTCTGCGGCGGAAGGGACGATTGCGAGCCAAGCGCTTGATGCACTGGTGGGCGGTATCCGGTTCCTACGCAGTGCCCAAGTCGCCAAGCAGGATGCGGGGAATGCCGCGGGACTTGCCGAGAGCAATGCGGATCTAGATACCGATATCGGACCGCCCAGCAAGAGCGGGATGGATCTGCTCGGCAATCCCATGTCGGGGCCGGATGAGCCGCTGGTCTCGGCGAACATCCGCACGGCTGGTGCCAATGTCGCGCGGCAGGAAGCTGGAGCGGCTGAGGTCACCCCGCAGCAAGCCACTGAGATGGCGCAGCCCGCGAAGGAGGGTGAGGTAGCAGGACCGACCTCACCGGGTGCCACGGAAGCGCAGGCCAAGGAGCCGGGGGTTTATGTCAACTTCGCGAAGATCGATTCGCCCGACGACATCAAGCGTGCGATGTCGCAGATGGCCGATACGTTTAAAGGGAACATTGACGAGGCGCGCCGCGGGGTACAGACCTTCGAGGACACCCGGCTAGGCGCGGATGCGGTCAATGCCTGGGACACGCTTATGTCACGTCGAGTGGGGGAACCACTCAATGCTGAAGAATCATTGGCGGCTCGCCAACTCTGGGCGACCTCGGCTGACCGAACCCAGCAACTGGCAACCGTTGCCGTATCCGACCCTACGCCTGAGAACCTCTTTGCTTTCCGGAAGATGCTGGCCACTCACGCAGCCATTCAAGAACAAGTCATAGCGGCCCGGACCGAGACTGCCCGCGCGCTCTCGTCCTGGCGTATCCCGGCAGGCTCAGCAGATTATCGAATGGCGGGTGTGCTCTCGGCACTTAAGAGCGATACTGGCGATGCAGGGCAGGGGCTCGCCGTGTCACTCGACATGGCACAGCGAGTCAAGGCACTGCAGGAGGCGGGAGATGTCTCTCACCTCGGCGACTTCATCGACAAGAGTGTCTATGCAAAAACCCGCGATGCCGCCCTCGAAGCCTGGACTAACGGACTCCTTACCGCCCCGCTCACTCACGTCAAGGTCGGAGTCTCGAACGTCGCCACTTTGGTGGGGCGTATGGCTGAACGGAGTGTCGCGGCGAAATTCGATGACCTCCTCGGCAACACGAACGGCGTGGCACTTGGTGAAGTTTCTTCTCAGTATGCTGGCCTGGTATCTGGTCTTAAGGACAGTTTCCGGTTCGTGGGGCGAGCCGCCAACGCTCTACTAAAGCAGGACCCGCTTCCCCCTCTAGGCACGGACCCGATCTCGAACGCCATCAAGGCGGCCAAGACCGGCGTCTATAGCGCTGGTGAAACCTCCGAGTTCTCATCTCCAGGAGCGATCTCGAGCCAAGCCTTCGGTATCGCCGAGTCCGGTTGGCTAGGGCAGGGCGTCGATCTCATGGGCCAATTGATCCGTAGCCCCGGTAAAGCTCTCACGGCCGAGCACGATTTCTTCCGCTCCATCGGCTACCGCATGGAACTGAACGCGCTGGCGACTCGCCAGGCCACTCAGGAAGTGGCCGGCGGGAAGATCACCCAAGACGCGCTTGGGAGCCGCATCAACGAGATCATCGCTAATCCGCCGCCCTCCGTGACGATGGGCTCGATCGACGCGATGAAGTATCAGAGCTTCACCGATGCCCCGGGGAAGCTTGCCGAGTGGATTGAACAAGGTCGCAACAATTGGCCAATGCTCCGAGTGCTCTTGCCATTTTATAAGATCCCCACGCGCATTTTGTCTTACACATTCGAGCGCACCCCCATCGCTCCATTGATGAATGCTTATCAGGCAAACATCTCTGCGGGCGGAGCTCGAGCTTCATTGGCACGGGCGCAAATGGGGCTTGGGACTTCGATCATGTTGGCGACCGCTGACGCTGTAATGTCCGGAACCATCACCGGATCAGGTCCAGCAGACAAAGCTACTCGCAGCGCCATGCAGAATCAGGGTTGGTTGCCGTATTCCATCAAGGTGGGCGATCGTTGGGTGCAATACAACAAGATCGAGACGATGGGTTCTTCTATGGCAATGGCGGCCGATATCGTGGAAACCGCCAAAAATTATCACGCGGCGATCAATGGCGACAACCCGGACATGGAAAAGGTTGTGGTGGCTGCTGCTTTGTCAGTTGCTCAGGACGTCACCTCGAAGACCTACCTGCAAAATTTGTCCAATGTGTTCGAAATGATGGCTAATCCTAAGACGGAAGGTGAGGCGAACGCCAGATCCTTCGCGGGTTCCTTGGTTCCCGCAGGTCTGGCCGCTGCTGATCGCATCCAAGACCCCTATCAGCGCGCGGTCTATTCGATGATGGACGCCATCAAAGCGCGCACGCCTGGGGCCTCTGAGACGCTCCCAGCGCGGCGTGATGTGTGGGGCGATCCCATCAAGCACGCCTCAGGGCTGGGCAATGCCTACGACCTCCTATCGCCCTTCGCTAGCCGCCAGCCGACTGACTCACCGATCGACAAAGAGATCGAACGGCTGGGCGCAAACATCAATCTGCCGGAAGCACGTACCTCGTTCCCTGGTGGCTCTGTCGTCAACCTGCAGAATGACCCCAAGATCTATTCGCGCTACGTACAGCTCGCTGGCAATGAGTACAAGGACCCGGCTTACGGCGGTTTGGGAGCTAAGGATCTGTTGAACCAAGTGGTCTCCGGGAACCACTGGCTCTCGCCCATCTACAACATGAAGAACGACGATCCGGCGGCGGGCACGAACAGCAAGGCCGACATGATCAGAAGCATCATGAATCAGTACAAGGACGGTGCCAAACAGCAGTTATTGCAGGAATTCCCTACGCTCCAGCACGAGGTCACGGAGAAGACCCAGCAGCGGCAAACCCTGCGAATGCCGACTCTATGAAATGTTGCGCCCCCACAAACCCGGTTCCTCTAAAGTCCCTTTGGGGTAAATCATGACCGTATCGGCCGTTGGTTTTTCGGGTCCTACTTGGGTGCAATACCCAGGGAACGGCGCCGCTACCACGTTCAATATCCCGTTCCTTTTGACCGCTGCCCTCGATCTAGTCGTGGGCTTTATCGCTGGAGGCACCTACACCCAACAGACCATCGGCTTTGCGCTTACGGTGGCCTATCCAGGCACAGGTACGATCACGTTTACTACGGCTCCTCCGACCGGCACGACGGTTGATCTGCGTTCCCAGATCCCAGAGACCCAGCCGACCAACTTCGCAAACCTCGGTGGATACTACCCCGAGAACACGACCAATGCCGCGGATCGCATCACGCGGCTGATCACGGACCTCTACCGGTTGACCTATCTATTCGGCATCCACGGCCCGGACCAGGAGAATACGGCGTGGACTGCGTTGCCTTCGGCCGCCGCACGGGCAAACAGCCTGCTGGCATTTGACTCGAACGGACTGCCGACCATCGGCGTGCAGAACTCCGGTACGCTTCTCACGCAAACGCAGTTCAATGCGTTTCTCACTAGTGCCCCTACAGGTGGTGCACAAACCGCCGCAGAGATTCTAGCAGGTGTTGTCCCTACCAATTATGGTGCTAACCCCGGCAACATCATGCGCTATGGCGCGAGTACTGCGCTAGCCGATAACTCAACCGCGATCAATGCGGCGCTCTTGGTGTCGAGCTTTGGTGGCCCCGCGGCGAATATACCGGGAGGCACTTGGAATACCGCCGCAGCCCTAATTGCCCCGGCTGGCTCGAGCATGGTGGGGTCGGGTACGTCGTCGGTCATCAATGTTGCGAACGGTGTGGACGGTTTGCAGTTCACGGCTTCTGACATCGGTATTCTGCCGCGCTCGCGCATCTTCCGTGACTTTCGCTTGGTCGGTACTTTGAGCGGTACCTCCAACAACGCGCACGCCATCTATATCAATGCGGGCATCGTCTCGCACGTGGCATTCGACAACATCTCTATTCAGGGCTTCCAGTACGGAGCCTATGTTCAAGGGCTCTATTACTCGGTGTTCATCAACTGCTATATCGAGAATGTATGGCAGGGAATCACCTTCAACAACCAGTCGATCGGCGTGCACCTGATCTCGAACACCATCCAAAATGGTGGGGCTGCGACGATTACGGGAAGCGGTTTCTCCTTCGGGGTACTCGTACAGGGTGCCCCTGAAATCGAAAGCCTGAAGATAACCAACAACGAGATCTACGGATTCAATTATCTGATCTACTTGGGGTTGATCCAAGAGTGTCAGATCTATGGCAACGATCTGTCAAACGGCACTATGTGTGCGCTCTTCTTCACCAGCACCATTCGAAGCCTCTCGATCCGCGATAACTTGATCTCGATGGGTGCCACTTCGGGGACCTGGGCCGGGGGCGGTGCGCCGAACCTTACCGGCATTTACTGTAACGCCGTCACGCCAGCGACCTCGACCAAAGTACGCATTGCCGGTAATGAGATCTATGCATTCAATCTCCTCACCGGCTCGGTCGGCATCTACTTAGGGAACGGCAATAACGGCATCAATGTCAGTGACAACAACATCAGCGGATTCGATATCGGCATCGGCGGGGGTAACGGCACGACCACGACGGGCGGTGCATCGGCGGGTATGACGATCCAGGGCAACCAGATCACCGCCAACACCTCATCGATCCTGATCAATTCTCTCTCCAGCGAACTGACCCTGGGGCCGAACTACATTACAGCCGGCGGCCAGGTCACATTCAACGCAGGCACCCCGGCGAGCCTGTTCTATAACCAGCCGAATGCGCCGATGAAAGGGCGTGCGACGTTCGCTGCGGGCACGACTGTGGCCGTCACCTTCACCAATGCGCTGCCTGTCGGCGTGGTGCCGTATGTGACCTTGAGCGGCAACAATTCGAGCTACTGCTCGGTGACGGGAGAGTCCAATACCGGCTTCACGATCAATTGCGCAGTGAGCAATTCAAACTCAGTTGACTGGCACATTTCAGTTTAGTCGAGATGAAGTTATGGATAGCGGATGACGGATGAAAGAGGCTTCTGGGACATAGCGCAAACAGGGTGGTTTATCGCAATCGTAGCAGCAACCTGGGGGATCATTTTGCGTGCAGTTTTAGCCCATCGCGAGAATTCGAGTAAGCGCATTGAAAGCCGTTTGGCAATGCTCGAATCGAAGATGGTTGCAATCGAAGTGTCCCTAGCTTCAATCGCCGGACGTCTGCTTGAGCGCGATCGGCTGGGCCGCTATACGTGGCCCGGAGATGACAAGTGACTCGCGGGGAACGCAACAATAACCCCGGCAACATCCGCAGAGTTGCGGGTGTTGTTTGGGAGGGCGAGGCGGCCGATCAGTCGGGCGATGATGCATTCGTAATCTTCACGACGCCGGTCTACGGCATACGGGCTATTGCCAGAATCATGTTGTCCTATGCGCGTGAGGGATTAGATACCGTCGAGCAGATCATCGACCGGTGGGCACCCCCGAATGAGAACAACTCGATAGCTTACGTCGATGCGGTATGCACCGAATGCATGGTGCAACCGAGCGATGTGATTGATGTGCAGACGATGATGCCTGATCTGATCAAGGGCATCATCCAGCACGAAAACGGCGAGATGATCTATACCGACCTACAGATTGACGCGGGAATTGCTCTCGCATAAGGACTCACATGCACGCATTAATCTTACTTTTCATCCTGGTTGCAGCCTTCGCATTGGTCTACTGGGGCATGACAGCGCTGCCGCTACCTCCGGTCGTGCGCGTTGTCATCATCGTGGTGATGGGACTGATTGCCCTTGTATTCATCTACAACACCTTCGCTGGCGGAGGCATGAACTTCGGCACCATTGGTAGATGACCGAGAGTAAGACACACAACACTCTCATCTCGCTGCGTGAGTACGTCGACATACGGTTCGATGCGCAGGAGAAAGCCGTCAACGCGGCTCTGGCGGCTGCGGATCGCGCTGTCAATAAAGCCGAGGTCGCGAGCGAGAAGCGGTTCGAGAATATGAACGAGTTTCGCGGAGCGCTTGCAGATTCCGCGCGGCTTTTGATGCCGCGGTCGGAGAGCGAGCAATCTGTCCGGGTGCTGACGGAGAAGTTCGAGATATTGGAAAAGCGCGTCAACAGTCGCGACGAACGTAATTCTGGTGCGGGTGACAGTTGGATACGCTTAGGTCTTGCCGGTTCCATCATCGCCAACGTTGTGATGGTCATTGATTACTTATCGAAGTCACATTGAACAAGACCGCCATACTCGATGCAGCGCAGATCTTCGATACTTGGAGAGTGGTGCCTCGATGCGTGCTGTTCGTTTATGGCGGCTGGGTCGCCCACATAACCGACCGCACCCTCGGATGGTATATGCACTTGCCTTCCGCCGAGCGAACCCTCGAAGCATCGGGGCTCGCTGCCGGGATTATCACCGCAGTAACTGGGCTATTCCCGTGGATCTACCGCATTTACGCGGATACAGCGACCGACTGGAGCAATGCGATACCCACCAGGGTACAAACGATTTCTTCCTCAACCATGGAGACAACCAAGTGAAATTCGACATCATCAGTTGCTTAATAGGCCTCGTCATCGGCGCCATTGGTACCTTCCTCATCGTGAAGAAGGACCCGGCCATTGTTACAGCCGTCACCTCGACGCTCGCCTCGGACGTAGCGGATCTCAAGAAGGATGTAGCCGCGCTCAAGGCGAAAGGCTGATGGAACTCAAGGCAATCCTGATCGGGGTTGCCGTCCTCGCCTTGGCATGCGGCGGGTACTGGGCGTATCGCAGCGCCTATGACGCAGGCGACAAGGCCGGGGCGGCACGAGTCCAGGTGCTGTGGGATGCCGACAAAGCGTCCATCCAGCAAGTTACTGCGGCAGCGCTTGCCAAGGTCAATGCCGATAAGGATGCCGCCCTACAAGCCAACGAGGTCATCGAAAATGAATTACAGGCCCAACTATCTGCCGCCAATGCTAGCGCTGGTGAGCTTGCTCAGCGCCTGCGCAACGCCCAAAGCAGTCTTGCAGCCAATCGCAGTCAGTTGCCCAAAGCCGGTGGTGGATCAAACGCTGCTGCAGCCACCTCAGACCCAGGCCTGGGACCGATTGATGACGCTATTGCCGGCGCTCTCGCCGAGTGTGCCGCCAACCGCGCCCGTCAAGTCGCCCTGATCGGAGAGCTGAAACCACAGCTGAATTAGGGGCGCTGTCCTACCCTGAATGTTGCATTTTCTCGAAGAGTTAAGGGCTACGATTTGGCGATTCGTCCACACCCCACATCGGAGCTCTGACATGTCGACCACTCTCCAGTCAATCAATGTCGCCCTGACCATTTCCGGCACCAGCCCACTGCCCTCCGCCAATGCGGCCTTTGCGAGCTACAGCGTCGTCGTCACTGATTCGAGCGGCACCGCGCAGCCCGCCGTCGTCTTGACCGGCGTCGAAACCCCGACCGCCTGGGCGTTCAATACGTCCGTCAATCCGGGCGCAGGCTCAGTCACCGCAACCGGCCTCGATGCGAACGGCTTGGCGATTGCCGGTGCCTCCATGACCCAGGCATTCAGCACCTCATCCGCAGCCGGTACCTTCCCCACCCTGACCGGTATCGTGGTCACTGCGAATCCGGCTGGAACGGCCGCAACGCCCGCGGCAGCTTCAGCGACTTCAGCCTTTCGGCGGTGAGTGAGTGGCGGATCGAGGAAGAGCTCAGGCGCATCCGGGAAGCGCTTGAGCTCCTTCTTGAGGGTCAGCGGCGAGAGATCGAAGAGATAGAAAAACTCCGTCGGTTACTGCGTACGTACCCCAAATTGACGGCAATTGCAGTGACTAACACAGCGCCGTAGCATCACCTTTTCAACTGCGCAATTTCGATATTGAGCGCATAGACTTCCTCTTTGAGTTGAACCAGTGCGGCATTTTGCCTGCTCACGATGGCGCTCGCATCCATGTATCCATTCGTGAGAGAGGTGTTGGCGGTCTGGAGTGAGGCGACCTTAGCCTGCAGTTGAGCCACTTGTGTAGCCAAGGGAACTGCCGCAGTCACCGCGCAAGCGGTGCAGGTCCAAGTTCCCTCTCCCGTACTTGCCATGTCGATCGACGTCGGATAATAGGCCTTTACGGTATAGAACACCTCCGTCCCAGCACCGTTGACGTAGCCGGTGCTCTGGAACAGCTCCGAACAGGAACATGGGAACGTGACACTTCCCGTCAAACTCCAGCTCTCGATGTTGCCCTCGGCATCGGTCGTGACCGATAAGGCGGACACCACGAGCGGGGGGCTGCCGGTGTAGACACCGATGTTGAACAAAGCACTCGCGGGCGCAATGGTGACTGTCTGATTCGGTCCGATCGCGGCTGGCAATGTGAACGATCCGGAGAGCGCACCGCTAGACCCGCTGCTACTCAAGAGCGCGCCGCCCGTGTAGGTATAGGTCGCTTGCGCGAACACCAAAGGCGTCAACAGAAGCCCGAAGACCAACATCGCGATGCCGATCAACCGACACGTCGTCCAGTGCAAGATTTTCACGTCATTCCCCTTTGTAAATATAGTGCCCGCACTTCGTACACTGGTGGCGCTCATCGATCACCGAGCTATATAAGCCTTGCGGCTGGCGTGGATGGGCGCGCTCTTGTACGAGGTCAGACCATGCCCGCTCGCCTTCCTGAAGCCTTGCCAGGGCCAGCAATCGGTATCATTGCCTTTAGCGACCTTGTCCCAAAATGGGCGTCTATCGCGCATTTGAATCGGCATCAGACTGTGACGGTGGGTGCTCGGCGAGCCCTTGCCAGAATTTCGCCATCGATCGGCACACGGCAGGGCTGTAGGTTCCCTCGACGGTAACTGCGCCCATGATTCGCTGGCGCAGTGTGCTCGTGAAGCAAACCCGGCAGTGAAGTTCTGACGAGAAGCCAGGGCGCGGCTCATCGGTGTCGTGCGCCCCATAGACGCCGACCCAATCAGCGAGCTGCTCGAGGATGTCATCAAGCGTTTCAATCGCCATGCTTTCCGTCTCCGCTGTTAGTGTTCGTCATGGTGGAACCCGCAGTTGATGCAGAAACCTTGCCCGTCTCGCATCTGGAAGTTCTTGCAGGAAGTAACTCGGCGCGGTGCGACTCGCCGCACTGGCCTTGGCTCCGGCGGACAGTCGTGCGGTTCGCCCAACTTGTCTACATGCACATGGATCTCCCCGTCTTCGGTCGAAACCCGATCAATGTGCAGTCCTCGCTTACCGCAGTACGGACAGATCACGGCTTCCCCTCGTCACTCGACGGCGTGCCAAACACTCAAGTGCACGTCAAGCTCGTTTTCGATCAAGGCCACAATCTTTTCCACGACGTCCTCGACCGGTCCACCAGCATCGCGCCACTCGAGCAGTGCTCGGGTAAGCTCGTTTTGTTCTGGAAATATCATCGCTTCTCTCCCCGGTTCGCCTTGAACTCTAGCGAAATGTCCTCGATCGTTTCCAACAGGCTCCGGATCACACGCGCGGCTACGATCAATTGCTC